TGAAACTTGCAATGCCATTTGCAACTTCTGCCCTGGTATCTTCTCTTACAACAAACTGATATGTACTATCATCATAATTTGTAATAAATCCTGTTCCCTTCTGTAATACGATAAACTCAGGAGGGTTGTTTGGTATAGTGACAGTAAAATCAATGACTGCACTCGCAGCAGTAATTGACTTGGGTGTATATCCCAGTTGCTTTGCAATGGAGACAACATTGTCTCTCAGAGTCGCACTATCAAGAAACAACTCGTTTACCACCATGTTCGTATTGAACGCAGTGTAGTATGTGTTATACGCTAACACATCAAGTAAGTTACTGAGTACAGAACCATCAAAGTCGTAGTCTGTAAAATCAGTCTGCGCTCTCATGTATTCCTTAAGCGCAGTCTTAATCTCAGTAAATCCTAGATTATTAAGCTGAGTGTATGGCATTTATCTTGTGCGAGTCAGGAAGAAATCTACTGACACATTAGGAAGTTCCGTTCCAATAATGTCAAACGTTAATGCAATCTCAAAACCATTCTCATCATAGTTTGGTTCTGCTCCGATTGACAAAATTCTAATTCTTGGTTCGTGTCTCATAAGAGTCTCACGAATGTTTGAAGTGATTAGCGCAGCAGTAGCAAAATCTAATGGCTCAAATAAAAAGGAGCGAAGACCACCCCCCAAATCGGGATTGAATGGTCTCTCTCCTCTATCAGTTAATAGTAATGTTAGGATCGCTTGTTTGATTGCGGCAGCATCCTTAGTAACAACCAGATCGTCGGTAACTGGATGCTTCTTAAAACTAAGATTCAAATCCTTGAAGGATTGTGTCAGAGCTTTTGCCACAACATAAGTAGAAGATTACTACTTATTTAGTCAGTCGGTCCAACGCTCAACAAAATCGTTCATAGCATCCTTACGACGCTTCTGTTCTGCAGCTTGCTTAAGATACTTTTCACTGTCATATTCACTGATCAGTGTCATGCCGCTACGAATAAACTCATCACCTTTATCGACAGATCCGTCTAGGTGTTGTGGATGTCCCATCATTTGTTCTCCTCCGTTAGTAGTTGTGGATCAGAACTTTTAGTGGGGTTGCTATCCCGTTCTGCTGATGTAGTCCAGAAATATTCGTCGGTGTCTCCAAGGCGTCCCCAGGCGGTTCCGTTCTCTACTTGGTATTCTATAGTCGATACCTTGAAGTCGGGCGTCAGGGGCGTCTCAGGTGTGATAGAGAGATCGTATACACGCATCCTGTTATTAGGATACAAAGCAAACTGACCATTCTCTAATGCAATGCAATTATGTGACTTGTGCTCGGCGGGCACTTCACTCACATTATTATCTATAACATCAATGTTCGCGTGATAGTTATCTAATGTAAACAAATACTTACCGCGCATCAAACCATGGTCCCTAGTTCTCACTTCAATATCCATAGAACTAATAAAACCTTTATGGATGCATCCTACACCGTAGTCCATACAGTTCCAGAATTGTAAATTGGGTAAATCCATATCTACATTCGGAGTTTTCGGCGTTCGGAGGAACGCGCTTATCGGTAATTTATCATACAAAGCACCATACTCGGGTAGGTAAGTCTCAAAATAGAAAGCACGCCCAGGTATCGACTTTGCAGATACCCAGACGCCTCTAACGAACTCACCATGCCCATCCTGATGGTCGCGAAGATATTCTTTACGAACCCATACAGTCTCAGCAGGCAAATTGCAAATCAGATTCATTTGCCCTGACCGCGATAACGCTTACGCTTACCGTTGCGAGAACTGGCACTATACTTCGTGTGCTGCCCCGAACCCTGACGAGTTTTTTTGGGTTTGGATTCGATGGTGGGTCCGCCACTGAGACCAACTTTTGCTCGAGCCATAATTAAGGATTTACTTTTGAACCAATTACTATTGTAGGATGTTGGAACGGTCCTGTCAAGGGTCTAGGTGTGCTTCCTGCTACCAACTGAGCTTCGTCCCCAGTAACCGCAGGTAACTGCTTATTGATGAAGACAGTTTTGTTCACGGTCGGTCGAATGACTCGCTGTCCTGGTTGACATGGTAAAGGAATCAGTGGATTGATCTTGACACCAGCAACTGGAGCAGGTACAGATCCCTGATGGTATATCTTGACTGGTTGACCATTCGATACAACCGTTGTAGGAAACGGAGTACCTCCAAGGGGCGAAGCAGGATATGTACAGTTACCATCAGTCGATGTTGTATCTACTGTCTCTGGTCCAACTAGGTTTGGCATATCTTTAGTTGACGTACTTGCCCATCAGAGCAATTTTATTATATAGTTCGTCAAGTGCCTCAGAGATCTTCAGGTAACTTTGGGAGTGAGGCGGCTTGTACATCAATTGGGGGTTTTCTAAAGCCTTCACCCTCAATTCCAGTCGCTCTAACTTCTCGTGCAGCTGTAGGAGTAGCTCTTTGCACTCGTTCGTCGTCAATTGGTTTTCTTGAGTCATCATCTTGTCCTGTGAATCGTTGTGCTGCAGCTGCTTCAAATTGATCGCAGAATGCATCGAAGTTATTCAGTATATCTTCGTAGAAATTGTTTTTGGTCATAGTCCCATCATCTTTCCAAATGTGGTTGCCTTTCCCCTCCCTGGAAGATCACTCAGTGGATCGTTTGCAGGGTCCTTGCTGAATCTCAGGTCCATTTCCAGTTCCTGGAATTTTTTCTCAAGGGCGTCAATACGCTCATTGATCTTTCTCAAGGCATATGTAATTTCAGAATCCATAACAACTTTTTGGGCGAATTTTTTGCTGGGAAATTTTTTTGGATTTCATGGTTTTAAAAAAACCATTTCCAAATATATTTATCGGTCGCTGGGAAACGTTTGTAGGTTAGGAAGGACCCGCTTTTTTCGCTTGGCGCACCTTACATATAACAAAAGGGGCAAATTAACTGCCCCTCACTGTTATTTACTGTGTGCTGCTAAATCACAGCTCCCACATCATTTCGTTCATCTCGTCTTCATCAATTGCTGGGTCATCCCAACGCACGCCGTCGCCTGTCTTGCAGAGCATACGACCGATCTGCCCCTCAGTCATGCACCTTACGAACTTCTGCCATGGTGTCTCCAGACCCTCGCGGTAGGTGACGCACGCCTTAGCGGTGTTGTAGAGAAACTCATCGTTGCCGATCCAGAGGGATGCGTTCCAAGTTTCGTAGTTTGCCCAACCGTTGTAGGTAGTGTCGCTCATGGTGTCCTGTGTTGTGTATGTACTAATTATAGGAGGGCAGAGCAGCAGTGCCACCACGCATGTGGCAGTTTACCCACTGTCCCAATGACCTGTCGCCTGCGATCATCAGTGCTACGATGTCACGCTTGCGGGTCTTGAAGGTGTACTCTGCCGATGGCGTCTTGAACCAGCGAACCTTACAGGTGCCCGTGAACGGGTTGACTCTCAGCGTCCACACGCTGCGGGAGATGCTAGGAGAGGTGCAGGAAATGTCGATCATTGATTCAGTCGCGGTCAGAAATGTTCCAGATGCCCCAGTGTCCACTGTCCATGTCCTGATCATCCATCAGGGCGAGGCGGCGGCATTCACGCTCACGCTTCTCCTGCTCCATCACCCGAAGGGCGATGCTCCTGAGCTCAGGAGACGATGCATAGATGCCGTCGTCATCGAAGAGAGACTGTGCCATTGGGAAGTCGGATGGTTTCATGAGTCGTCTGTTGTTCATGTCTTTATTATAGGGGGCGCTGCCGTCAGTTGGTCACGGGGTAGACCACTTCGTCAGGTGTCACCCTCACCCAGCGCATTGCTGCCTGTGTGCCTATCTTCCAGATCATGGCGTCTTCCCCTAGCTCAGCGGCGAGACGATAGGCGGCGTTCATGTTGGTGGCATACTCGCAACCGTGCCCGTCCAACTTTGCCCATGATGCAGGTTGCACAGCGAAGAGGCGCTGTCCTTCGGTTGGTCGTTTGATGTCGTTCATGCTGCTTTGTTGAGTTGTTTGGCGATGTTGTTTGCCACGAACGGGCGGGGTCGATATGGTATGGTTATTTGCTGCCCTGACGGGTGGCGAAAGACCATGTGCTTTGACCCGTTACGGTGCAGGACCCAGCCCCGCACCTTGGCAAGTTTGACCAGTTGCTTCGGCGTCATCAGACGAATGCCGTTTCGGTTTGCAGTTCAGAGATTAGCACTGCCTCCTGACGGAAGGCGCGTTTGTAATCATTCGCAACATCTACGAACAGCGGCATCATCTCAGCAACCTGAGACTCAGGCATCTCAATGTAGAAGATCTTGGTCTCCTCCATCTCACCTTTCCAGAAACCGACGCCATCGATGAAAGTACCGAATTCAAACCGTGGCATGATGCTAGTACGGATGAACTCGTCCATCATTCCGTCGCTGACTTTGCCTGCGTTGGGAATGTTGCGTCCCATTGTGATTTCGAGTCGGATCATGTGTCCTGTGTTGTTGATGTCTTTATTATAATGGATGGGGTGACCGATGCGACCCCATGTGTGCCACTACCACAACTGGTCTTCAAACCGTTGACGAGCGATAAACTCACAGTGTTCAATGAGGGCGGCGTCTGTCATGAGTGACGCCATTCCTGATTGTTTCATTGATGCCATCTCTTCATCGAAAAATGACAACAGCATGTCTTCATGATGTGGGGTGCTCATAGGGGAAAAATGATGATGTAGTGGATGCAGTTTCGTAGGGGATATCATAATCCTCCCCGAACATTTGGTAGTAAAGTTCACTGAAGATAGCGAAATCATCAGGTGTTTCGCTATTCCAGATTTTGAGAATTTCAGAGTAGTTCATCACTGATCAGCAAACATTCCGAAGTGAGCATCAACAACGAAGTCAATAACTTCGTCAGTTGCATTAACATTGAATCGATCGCAGAACCAATCAACACACATTTCTGCGGGCATCATGGTATCGAACATGAAGTCCTGCAGGTCCTGCAGGGTCTGAGGGTTGGAAAGAAGTGCTTTGTTTGTCATGCACCTATTATAAGCACAGGTCAGCGACGATCGCGACCGATAGTGTGCCACCTTGTCAACTGGTCGGGCGGCTGACTGGTTTGTGTTACTTAGGTGCTAAGATTGGGTAGTGTAGTCTACATCAACAATGCCTGGGGTGCTATCATCAAAGAACAATTCGTCATCGTCCTGATCATACATTTCAGCAAGAATCTCTTCGTTATTCATGACTGTCCCCTATGAATATGCACTACTAATTATAATGCTTAAACACCTTTTTTGTCAAGATCCAAATAAACCATGGCAAAAGTTCATCGTTCGTGTGAGAGGGAACGTACTTCATTATTGTGGGGGTAAGTGTATATTAGAAAAGGGGAGCACCAACGCTCCCCCATTAATTATATCATGCGAACACGTAACCAGAGCAGAAATCCTCTACATTGTACACCTTACCAGTGATAGGTGACTCGCTCACGAACTTGCGAACATACCACAGAAAGTCTTTCTGGAATACACCCTCACCAGCAATGCAGAACTCAGAGCATAATGCATTGAGGCGTGATTTGGTGGTGTTGGATTGCCAACCACCATCAAAGATTGTGAGCGAGGTGTCATCAATCAGAGCGATCTTGTTACCGTGCAGGTATACAGTAG